ATCGTGATGACCACGGGAGTTCCGGGGGCACCTGTGGTGACCGTTCCGATGCTGATGTTCGGAGTCGACCCGACCGCACCCTTCGGGATGGACAGGTTCAGCACAGGCGCCTCCGGGGTGCCGGTCATGGTCGCCTCGGCAGGAGTGCCGGGCTCCACCGTGGTGACGGTTCCGATGCTGATGTTCGGGGTGTCGCCGGTATCGCCCTTTGCCCGCACGCCCGTATCGACGTACTGGCCGGCCTCCTCATCCCACTCGAACCAGTTTCCGTTCTCGCCCTTGTAGGGGGACTTCCCGGCAGGGCCGGTCTTGATGTCCACCATGTGCTCGGCCTCCTGGGCGGCGGCCTCCGCACGCGCAGCCGCATCCAGTGCGGCCGCGATGATGTTGTCCAGGATGGAGCTGGAAACGTCCTCCACAACGATCTCCACGTCTACCTCCGGGTCGTCCATCGTGATCTGGGTGCCGGCCTGGTCCGCGGTGCGTGGCACAAAGTTGAAAACGGGCTTGTCGTAGGTCTTTGTCCGGCCGTTATACCGGGCCTGCACGATAAGGCGGTTGACGCCCGGATATTGCAGCTTGCTGGCCGAGTATTCGCAGACGAGCTTCGTGCTGTCCGCTTCGCTGATAGACACGTCACAACGGCCAGCGATGGCCCGCTGTGCGTCGGAATAGAGCCAGGCCTTGATGTCGGTCAGCCCGGCCCAGTCAACGGACACGCCGCCGTCCTTGAGGCGGGTGTTCATCGTCACGTCCGCGGTCGTGCGGAGGTTCGGTAGTGTAATCGTTCCCATAGTGTTATGAATTGTATTTCACGTCCTCGCTGTACTCCGGCGCACCGCCGGACCAGAGTTCGGTGAAGGTTGTGTATTCGCGCAGCACGGCACCCGTGATGATGCCGCTGAGCAGGTCCAGGGTACCGCCCTGCAACAGGTACGACACGCCCTTGTATGTGCAGAGTTTGTCGAAGGCGAACCGGGCCTTGTTTACCGGGGCGCAGTTGCCGGAAAGCACACGCGCAGCGCCGAAATAGTAGCAGAGTATCTGCTGGTGGATGAGCACAGGGAGGGGCACCTCGCTCCCGGAGGCCTGGCCGTCGAATCTCACCCGGTAGGGGTACAGTTTCAGTGTCCCGTCTTTGTAATAATACAAGGCCCGCCCGTAGTTCGCCGGGACAACGATTTCCATGGTTTTTGAAAGTGCTCCGAAGATGGGCTTTCGGTCAATCCGGACATTATAGGATCTATTATTCACGGTCATCACCCGGTCGCTCTTGAGGGCGATCGAGTCCACTGAGATCGTTGCGGACTGGAGGCGAGCATATACGCCATGTAATGGAACATCCGGCGGCAATTGAGTAACCTTGTAGTCTATATGCCAGATAGTTATCCGGAGCGGGAGCCCTCCGGACAATGCTTCACATGGCGTGAGCTTTATTTCCAGCTCGTCTCCAAACTCTTTTTCCCAGTCGTATTCCTGTACTATCTTGAACGGCTCCGTTTGGCTGGCCCAACCCTTCCCGTCCCAATAGCATATAGAAGATCCGCTTCCATAACTTACCGAGTATTGGATTTTTTCAAGGCTGAAACCAATGTCCGCGAGCTTGTACTCCGTACCGCTCGCCCAACGGAGCGTAAGTGTCGTCCTGTTGAATTTCAGATTTATAACGGCCTTTGTTCCTATGACGTTCGCAAATAGAACTATCATCGGACCGTTGTCTCCCTGCACATTGGCCGGGACAAATGTGTATTCCGACCAACTCTCACCTTCGTTCTTTATCAGTTCCTCCCCTGCGGAGCGACTGGAAACGTCAAGAAGGCCGTCGGTGAGGTTTGATATGTTCGAACTTCCCCGCGAAGAAAGCACATTGTACGGAGCGTCATGCTCCGAGCCGTTATACACAAAACCTCTACCTCTTCCCGTTATTTTGCATCGATAGGTCTGTTCTTCGCCAAGTGTGACGCCGGAGGAGAGGTCCAAGCTGAAAGTAGGCTGGTTATCGTACTCGACGACTTCCTCAATCTGCTTTACGGCTGGATCCAGCTCCAGGGCGCCGCCGTAAAATTCCATTACCTGGGATCCCGGCGCGGCATAGGGACTTCCCATGTATGCAACGTTTCGTAGGTAGGTGATTTCAACCTTGTTCGCCCCAACGAATCGGAGTGTCATTCCCGTCGCTTCAAGGGTCTTTTCCAGGGCTTCGTACCAGTTGCTGCCCTCGAATATGGATGCGTTGATATAAGCATCATGCAGATACACCCCGTCGGCGACTATGCTATTAAGACTCGAAGGCCCAAGACCGGACCTCGCGATCGTGTAGGTCATCGGGAAGTCGATGATTTCCATCGCTCGGTCTATCAAGTCGCTTATCTTGACAAGGCCGTCCACGTTCGGGGTCATGTCAAAGGCGAAATCGTTAAGGTGACCGATGTTGTCCCTGGCCGTGACGGTGATGATGCCACGGTAGTCCAGGTCTTCGTGCCAGCTGTCCGGGGTGACGAAGCCCGTCCAGATGGCCGTCGCCGTGGAGCCGGAAAGCGAGTACAGGACCACCTTGTACAGCGTAGAATCGGGGGTGTAGAACTCCTGCCAGCTTCCGAATTTCTTCGAGCTCGTTTCAGCCTGATCCCAGGCGTCAACAAGGGAGAAGCGGAGCTGGGTCTTCACGATCGGGTCGATGATGCGCCCCTGGGCCCCCTGGACCTCAAGGACGCAGCCGGCGAGATAGCCGATGGTCTTGCTGCTCCCGGTGTAGCCGCGCTGGTAGATATATATCCGGTAGTCCTGCTTTCGGATGTTCCGGAAATCTGCCTTGTATTTCAGCCCGTAACTTGCCATATTCCTATCGGTTCCAGTTGCTTTGTGTCTTCTGCCCGGACAGGAGGATGTCGGAGCCGGACAGGCGCCCGGTCACATACACGGTCATTTCCGTCTGGATGGTCTGCGTCTGGGCGGCGGAAGTGGCCCCCGCGCCGGAGTAGGTCGTGGTGGCCGTGGATCCCGCACCGGATTTCGCCAAGGCGGCGAGGCCGCTCTTGGCTGCCGCACCGATTCCGACGAGTATAGTACCGGCGGCGATGGCCGCGTAGCCGTTCAGCTTCGATAGTGCCTCCTTGCAGGCTTCGATACCCACGCCCTGGGCAATGAGGATTTCTCCCTCCTTGATTGCCATGTCGGCCAGGGGGGTTAGCAGCGCCTGTACTACTGCGCCTGGGTTGATCTCCTTCAAACCGGCGAACTGGTCGGCGAGCTCCTGCACAGCGTCGGAGAAGCCGCCGATGGCCGCATCCCGAAACTCCGACAGGAGGTCCTGCATCCGCTGCTGGTCCTCCTGGTACTTTGCGATGGCCGCCTCCATTTCGGACAGGTCCGGCGGTTTAACCTCGAACGGGTCAAGCTCTATCTTGTCCGCGTCCAGCAGCTCCTGCTCCATGTCCGCGATGGCATCCTCCGCCAGGTCCATCATGTGTTCCTGGGCTCGGATGATGGCCATGTCGAAGGAGGATAGCCCGGAATTGTCTCTGGTGCTTCCGCCTCCGGTTGTGACGGCATTGTTCCCAAGGGTCTGAACCCGGCGGGTCTCCTCATTGAATGCACCGGCCGCCTGGCGCTCCGCTACGATCGCGTCCACCAGGGCCTTTGCCTGTTCGTCGGTCGTGCTCTGGTAGTGCTCGGCAATCTTGGACAGGGTGCCGAGGTTCACGCCGGTCTGCTGCTTCAACCCCTCAAGCAGGGTCTTTTGGGATTCGTTGGCGTACCGGTATCCCGCCTTCTTGAAATCAGTGAGCGCCTGAACGAGATCCCCGTTCGGGGCCACGCTCGTGAGGAAGGTCTGGAGCGCCTCCCGGTTGCCCCTGGTCTCGCGGACGCCCGGAATGGCGGCGAGGTACGTGTTCTGCGCCTGGATCGAGTATTTCTTTCGGTACTGCGCCTCCTGGTCGTAGATGCCCTTTACTTTGTCCAGGTATTCCTGGGCGGCCTTCTCCCGTTCCTTCTGGGAGAGTTTCTGGTTCTGCATCCGTACCCGGAGGATGGCGAGCTCGTCCTTCATGGCGGACTTCTGCAGCTCGACGGAGTTCATCACCTCGAACTCCGCGTCCTTGAGCGAGGCAAGCTGCCGGGCCTCCCGGAAGCTGTCAGCGATGCGCTTCCCGAGGCCGGAGAAGTCCGTCGAATTAACCGCCGCGAGGAAGGTGTTCCAGGATGCCTTGAGCCCGGCGGTCACCTGGTCCCACTGGTCTCCGAGCCGCTGGCTGGTATGGGCGAACTTGTCTGCCATGGCGACGGCCCCGGCAGCGACGGCCGCCCAGACGGCGAGGGCGCCGCCCTTGAACGACTTGATTTTACCGAGAAGGCCGCCGGATCCGGAGACTTCCTCGCCGGCCTCCTTCATCCCGCGGCTGAACTCCTCTTTCTTGAGTCCCAGCTTGACCCAAAGATCACCTATCTTCATAGCTCGCCAAAAACTTCTTTGAAAATCTTGTCAAGTTCTGCCTGTTCCTCCTCGGTCACATGGCAGCTTTCCTTCATTGCGTTCGCTTCCTCCGCGGTCATTTCCTCCCATGGGAAGCGGCAATAGGCCTTCACGGAGCCCGCCTTCGGCGGTTTTATGTACGGATTCTGGAGGTAGATGTGGTAGGCCAGCCACCGCAGTTCCTCCATCCTCTCCCGTCCTCTCCGTTCGTGTCCCTCCAGCAGGAGGTCAAGTTCGCGCCGGGATGTCCTCGCCGCCTCCAGTTCCGTCTTTCCGCAGCGCCCTATGAGGAACGCTTCAATCGGCCCATAATCCGGGAGAACATAGACGGCTTTTTTTTTACCGCCCCGGGTTCCTCTCCGCCTTCGCCGTTCTTTTCCGAGTTTCCGGCCGCCTGGCGGCGTTTCTCCTCCTCGGCGGTCAGTTCCTTCTCCGTCTTTCCGGTAAGTGCAGAAACGGCGAATTTCATGGTCGCTATAAATTCCTTCGTATCGGCCTGCATTAGCGCATGAAAGTCGCCCCGCGTGTGTGGGTAGTCCTCCATCGTCCCGTGCCCGTCCAGCTCCCAGGCGTTCAGGGCCGCCAGGTACATGAGGTCCGCGTACCGCTCCATCACGGCCATGGTACCGGAGTCCGGGCCGACCTCGTTCCGGATGCCAGCCCGCTCCTCGTACACGGCAATGTGCGGGGTGAACAGCAGGTCAGCCGTCACCCCGTCCTTGAGCTTGATTGTCCTCCGTACCTGGATCATCTTACGACAGGGTCGGATAGTGGGTAAGGGCTCCCGTCACGGTGAGGGACAGGTTCCTGGAAGCGACGGCCCCGAAGTCGTTCGTATCGCTGATTCCGGTCACCACGGCCTCGCCGACCTCTCCATCCGTCGGGGTGGGGTTCGTGCCCGTTCCGAGCTGACCGACGAAGAACTTGAGGTTCGTCCCGTTGTGCAGGGCTTTGAGTGCTTCCTGCTGCCCTGCATCGCTATTATCCGCGAAAAGGGTTGCCTCGATAGTGGCCCCCTTCTTTCCTCCGATGAACTGCGCCCAGTCGGTGGACTTGTCGCTGATCTCCACGGCTTCCTGTGTGCGGTTCACGCTGTTGCTCTGCTCGCCGACGAGCCAGGTGTAGGTCGTCGCGGTCCCGATCTTCACATAGAAGCGGTTTTTGTTACCTAATACTGCTGCCATTGTCTTATGGTTTTATTCGTTGTTTGTTTCGGTTTTTTCGCGCTCGACCCAGACCGTGAAGGACTGGAGCAGGCGGTAGATAATCTTGGCCGTATCGGCCGTCTCCGTGAGGTCCTGGAGCTGGTCGGGGAGCACCCCAACGCAGGTCCATCCCTCCGGCAGGACGAGCTCCGAGGTGAGCAGCTCTATGTTCTCCTCGTTCATCGCGACCGTCTCCGCCAGGGAGGCGTTACCGATGCTCTCGACGGTGAAGGAGAGCTGCCGCAGCTGGCCCTCCTTGTCCTGGCGCTCTCCCTCGGTGATGGAGTGGACCTCCACGCGGGGGTAGTGGGCCGTCTTTCCTACCGAGACGCCCGGCCTGGTGAGGCGGGCGACGATGGCGGAATAGACGGGTCCGTAGGCGCTTTCGTGGTAGGCCGGTTTTCGGGCGAATAGTCTGCTGAAAAGTCCCATGACGGTTTCCTCCTGCTACTTGATGGCCTTGCGGATGGCGTCCCGCACGGCGTTCACGATCTTGCTGTGGTTTTTCTTGACGGCCGGACCGAAGAAGGGGTGCGGCTGCGTCCCCTCCGCGGCAATCTTCCGTGCGATGAGGAAACCGGCCCTCCATGCCTCATTCCAGTCGCGCATGTGGAATTTCTTGTATGCCCACGCGGCCATGTAGGTAATCGGCGGGAACTTCCCGGCACGCCGTCCGTATTCCACGTATGCGGCATATCCCTCATTGAGGTTCAACGTGTCGAAGAATCCGGCGGTAATGTCATCCTTCTTCCGCGTCACATGTCCGCTCGCACGGAGCAGGCCCGTCACGACGGAGCCGTTTTCACGCAGGTTGTCCTTCGCGTCCGCGATAAGGTCAAGCGCTCCCGCCTCGACGCCCTTCAGTCCGGCCTCTACCACCTCCCGGTCGTACTTCGCCAACTGCCGGAGCAGCTGGTCCACGCCTTCGAGCTCTATGCTTCCGCCTGTCGCCATCACGCCTGCACGGGATTGTCCACCTGGTACCAGCCGCTGATCCTCACGGACCGGCCCCGGTTGTCCAAGATCTCCGGGGTGGGGAAATGAATCTCGTGGCCGCGCCAGATGGCGCCGTTGAACTTGACGGCCGGCATCCGGAACTCGATGTCCAGGCCGACCACGTCCGCCTGCTGGAAGGTGAGCATCGTCTTGGTCGCGCTCATCTGCCTCACCTCCGCGTACACCTCCAGCACCGGCACCGCCTCGCCGAAATGGGCGTGGCCGAACTCGTCCGAGACGGCCTCCGCCCAGGTCAGCGTGATGCGGTCATTGTAGCGCCGTGCGCCTTTGGAATTGCGGAGCATAGCGGCGGCTGGTTTAGAATGTTTCCATCAGGATTCGGTTCAGTACAGGCTGTTCCTCGCCGTCGTACAGGGCCGTCGCGTAGCGGAACACCGTCGGCAGGAGCCGCTCGCGGTCTCCCTCGTTCGGGACGGTCTCATACGTGACGCGGACGGTGCCGGTCCGCACGAAAAGCTGGACCTTGCCGCCGGGCAGGGGGTCGAAACGGACACTCGCCCCTTCCTCGTCCTCCAGTCCCACAATGTCGCCGCCACCCATATAGAGGCGGACGACTCCGGAGGCGGGGACGGTCGCCGTCACCCGGTAGGTGCAGGCGGCCAGGGCCGTGTCTGCGAACTCCTGGACCTTGAGCACGGCAGCCTTCAGCAGAGAGTTCAGCAGGGCGTCCCGGCTGTCGTCCGGGACGCTCGCGTACTGCTTGAACTGCTCCAGGTAGGACCTGCAGAAGCCGTCGTCAAAGGATATGAGCTCCATCCGGGGCATCCGTCATCTTCGATTAGCTGCCGGACTGGGCCGGGGTGATGGCGGAGATGGCGGAGATGGCGGTCGCCAGGGAGGCGATCCAGATGAGGCCCTTCTTGTCCGGGGTCTTGACCTGGGTCTGGATGCTCTTGCGGAGGTACACGTCCCAGCCGTCCTGCTTGGCGTTGCGGACGATCTCCAGCTCGTAGGTCGGGCGCTGCTTGACCTTGATGACGGAGGTGTCGGCGACCAGGACCTGGCCGGCGGTCAGCTGGCGGGAGGCCACGATGCGGAGGGCGCCGAGCATGCCGGTGGCCTCGTTGTACAGGTAGTGGCCCTGGGTGTCCTTGAGGCCGCGGAAGGAGGCCTCGTCCGCGAAGGAGACATACGCGATGTTCGCGTTGTAGCCTTCCTTCTTGGCCTGGGCGGTGGCGTCCAGGAGGACGTCCGCGATGGTCGGGGAGGCGTAGGAGCCAAGGGCGGCGAAGGCCGTGGCCTGGCTCTTGAGGCCGTACACCTTCTTCTGGGTGGTGGCGTTGGTGTCCGCGCCGGTTCCGGCGAAGATCTCCGTGTCGGCGAACTCGTTCAGCTTGCGCTGGCCCATGTTCCGCGCCCAGTCATACAGGGCGGTGAAGAAGTCCGTCACCTCGCTGGACAGGAGCAGGTGGGCGCCGAACTTCGCCATCTTGCGGGTCTTTTCCTCGGCCTTGGCCTCGGAGTCGGACATGGTGGCGAGCTCGTCCACGTAGGCGGTCGCGTCGGTGTATGTGCCCTCCAGCCAGTTGAAGAACAGGCCGTTCACGTTCTCCTTCGTGAGGGTCTCCCAGAAGGCGTTCTGCGGGGCGCGGGCTCCGGCGATGGTGGCGTCCAGGGCGGTCCCCCAGGCGCTGCGGGTGATGTCGTCGGCGACGGTTATGTCGGCCTTCGTCTCGTCGAAGTCGAACTCCAGCTTGAGGGAGCCGGAGTTGGCCTTGATGAGGCCTTCGATGTCGCTCTTGCGCTCCTCGACGGCGGCCTTGAAGGCGCCGAACAGGGTGGCCTTGACGCGCTCCTGGAACTTGTCCTGCAGTGCCTTGATGGCCTCCTGCTGGTCCTTGATGGTCTTGTCGAGATTCTCGATGCTCTTTTCCTGGGCGTCGATGGTCTCCTGCTTGGCCTGGATCTCCTTGATCTTGGCCTTCAGCTCGGCGGCTACCTTCTCGGTGGCCTCCTTCTCGATGCTCTCGCGCATCGCTTTGATCTCTTCGGGAGTCATAGTGCTGTTTTTGTTGGTGTTAAGGGGTTTGTGATTCTGGTCTGCTTTCGCGCTGACGATGATGGCCTTCGGATTGGCGGCAATCGTCACGGGGCTCACCTCCAGCACCTCGATTTCCTCCAGGATGCGGATGTCGTAGTCGTAGCCCTCGCGCTTCTCGTAGTGGTACTTGGTGGCCCGGTAGCCGATGGAGAACTCCTTGACGGCCCCGGACTTGATGAGGATGGCGGCGTCCTTCCCGGCCGTGGTGGGGAGGATGTCCGCCTCGATCCACATGCCGTAGTCGTCCACGCCCTTGTCGGTGATCCGGCCGATGACCGTGGCCCGTTCGTGCTGCCAGCACAGGGCCATCCGGTCGGCGGCCTCGCTGGCGAGGAACTTGTCGCAGGCCCCCGGAAGGATGATGTCGCCCCAGGAGTCGATGTTCCCGAAGGCGAGCCCGTAGGCCTTGATGTGCAGCTCCACGCCCTCGCTCCCGGCGGCCTTGATCTCCAGCCGGGCGTCGCCGTATTTCTGCTCCAGGGCCTCCTGCGGCCCTGCCTTGAATTCTATGCGTCTCATTTGCGCGGGTGTTGGTTCTCGCGCAAAAGTAAGAAAACCGCGTGTGTATTTGGTACACGCGGCTCTCGGTCTTTTCGTTATGGGGCTATCGCTTCGGGCGACGGATGCAGTCGCAGGCGCAGTTGATGATCTCCCCGGCGTCCGCTCCCAGGGAGGTGTCGTGCGGGTACATCATCATACCGCCGGGCAGGACAAAGGGCTCGTCCTCGTCCACGATGGCCCCGTCCATGAGCTCGTGGCTCGGCCGTGTGTTCCCAAGCCCGGAAATACTCCACTGCTTCGTGAAGTGGATGCTCAAAGTCTTCGCGGCATCGTCCGCTGCCTGGGCCATCCCTATCATCGCCTCCGTCTGGGCGATCCGCCGGCACTGCCACTTTTCGATGGAGGCGAGGTAGCGCTGGTACAGCTCCTTCGTGACCTTCTCGATGCCGCGGCCAAGGTCCTCGGCGAGTATCTGCCGGACGAGCCGGACAAGGGTGTCGCGCCAGGTGCCGGACACGACCCTTATCTCCTGCCCGGCCCTCGCCGTGGCGTAGTTCCGCAGGCCGGCGAGCCAGACGTCCTCCTCCCCGGCGGCCTTCATTGCACGGAGGTCGCGGGCGGTCGCCTTCGCCATCGGAAGGCCGACATCCAAGACCAGCCCCTGCCACCATTTCCCCAGGTAGGCGGTCTCGTCGATCTGCCCTTCAATGAGCGGCACAATCGCAATCGGGTCGTTGTAATCATTCGCCAGTGCGAGCACCCGGCGCAGCTCCTTCCGGCGGTCCCGCGCCAGCCGCGTCTCATAGACGGAGGCTACCTGCAGAGTCTTCCTCCGCAGGTAGTCCCGGTGCCGCCTTTCCGCCGCGGTTATCTTGCCCTTCGCCGGCATCCTATTCCTCCGGCTGGTTCTCGTCGATATCGCTCACTCCCTCGCCCCCGAACATCGTGTTCATCGGCAGCATCGGCAGGTTTGCCCACGGCTCCGGCCGCTCCTCATATCCGTATGCCTCCCGAAGCTCGTTCAGCGTCGCGTGCATCTTGTTCAGGTTGTCCAGAACGTCCGCCGGGTCGTCCTGGAGTACGGAAATCTTGTCCGTGTTCACCTGCATCCGGAACTCCCCGTCCAGGCCGAAGTGGGACAGCAGGTCCGCCGCAAACTCGTTTGCCAGGGGGATAGCGTTCGTCTCGTACAGGGACTTCTTCGCCTCCTTCGCGTTCTCATACTTCGACTGGCCGTAGTACAGGTCCACGGGGATGTCGTAGATGAAGCACAGGGCAGTCACGGCCTCCTTGTGGCTGGAGAGGATTCCAAGGTCCACGGGGGACACGCCCAGCGTGTGCACATCCACGGCCGTCCTCAGGGCTTTGAGTTGGCCCTTGACCTCATCCCCGTTCAGTTCCTGCGTGAGGCTGTCCGCCGTCTGCGGGAGGACGCCCAGGTTGTCCGGCTTCGGGGTGATGAGTGCCGTCGGACCGCCGTTCTCCAGGGACTGGTCCTGCCGGGCCATGCCCTTGTCGATGACGGACAGGTACAGGGCCGCTACCACCAGCGGGCTCGTCCCGTAGAAACTCGTGTCGTCCAGGTTGTAGGTGAAGGACATGAAGAAGTCCTTGGGCTCGATTAGCTCGCTCTTGCCGGTGCCGGTCACCTTGATACCCTTGAGCGGGTTCCGGTAGCCGCCCTTCTCGGTGCCGACACGGTGGCCGGGGATCAAGTACATCTCCTTCCCTGTCCCGCGGTCCTTGCCAATCTCGACGGGAGAGTACACCGTCGCGTCCCCATAGACGAGCCTGTTCACCGCCCAGCCGATGCCGAAGCGCCGGGCGTTGTAGCGGTCGTTCGGGTGGCGCAGCAGGTCCAGAATCCAGTGCTTCTCCACGTCCTTCCACTTGCCTCCCTTCCACTGCTGGAGCTCCAGGTACGTGAACATATCCCCGACCGCGTTCGCAATCTTGTTAATGATGCCGAAGGCCGGGCCGTTCGTCTCGTAGGCCCGCTGCAACTGGTCGCGCTTGATCTTGCCGGAGTAGTCCCCCAGGGACATCCCTTTCAGCAGGTCCGCGATGCTCTTGAAATAGGCGTTCGTCGCCTTCGTGTTCTCGTAGTAGCCCTTGACCTCGGCCTGGAGGTTGCCGTTCTCCTCCTGGAGGGCGTTTATTTTCGCTTCACGGGCCTCGTAGTCCTTCGCCCGTACAGTTTTCAGTCCGAACATGGTAAAATCGTTTAGCGGCCGCAAAATAGGCCATTCCGGGGAAATTCCGACCGCCCCGGCTCTCGGTCTTTCCGTTATTGCCTCCCGCCGGGCAGGTCCCCGTCGTCGTTCGGGATGCCCATCCGGCGCAGGTGCGTTGAGCCATAGCTGATTGCGTCACACGCGTGATCTCCGCCGTCCTGGGGTACGTTCGTGAACACCTCCGGGTCCGCCTTGTCCGGCTCCCAGGAGTAGGTCTCCGCCTCCTCCCGCACGTTGGCCCCCACGTAGCAGACCTTGAAGCCCTGGAGGTAGCCGATGCGCCCTACCTTGTCGCGGTTGATGCCTGGCACCGCGTTGATCCCGTACTGCAAGCGGAGCTCCTGGATGCTGTCCGGCCTGGCCGGGTCGCAGTACACCAGCGCCCGGTCCGCCGTGGTCCCCCTGGCCTCGCAGTCCTGCCGGATCGCGGCGGCCACGTCCTTTGGCAGCTTACCTGTCGAGTACATGACCTCGACGATGTACAGCGTCCGGGTCAGCGCATCGAAGGCCATCCGCACCAGGGCGTCCGGGTCGTTCGAGTAGCCCCAGTCGTTCCCGTACCACCAGTCCAGGCCAAGGGGGATGTCCGCCATGGTGACCGGCCTCCAGCGAGGGTAAATGAGGCCGGAGCGCCGCACGGACCAGTCGCCGAGGTACAGGTTCGCGTACTTGTCCGGCTGCTCCCGCTCCATCTTCAGGGCATTGTCGATGAAGCTCTGCGACAGGTATTCCTTCACGTCCCTCCAGTCCGTGTGGATATACCGCACGTCGTCCACTACGCCGTTGTAGTCGTAGGGGACGCCAGGCTTCCGGAAGAAGCGCTTGTATATCCAGTGGTGGATGTCCGAAGGGTTCAGCGCCAGCCATATCTCGTTCGGCGCGTCCTTCAATCGGATGGAGAGGTCGATCGTGTCAAAGTCTGTCGGGTTCACAAGCTCCTGGGCCTCGTCAAGGAAGAACTTACGGAGCTTCGGGATTGACTTTAGCTTCGCCGTCTGGTTGCCGCTGCTCGTCTGGATGCCCCGGAAGATGAGCTTACCGCCGGAGCGGCGGTTGACGATCATGTCCTCCTTGACGGCAAAGTGGCGCTGCTTACCAAGAATGCGGATCTTGTCGTTGTACTCCGGAATGACAGACACCCTCGCCGATGTCATGGTCTGACGGGAGTACAGGACCGTGTACGGGTCCAGGTATGTGTCGCACACGGAGGCCGTCGATACGGCCGTGGACTTGCCTCCTGCCCGCCCGGAGGTGAGGACCGTATAGCGCGGGCCGCCCTTCCTGTCCTTCAGAAAAAGCGGCTCGAACTTCGGGTGGAATATGAGCTCCGGGCGAGGCATCGTGTCACTCCTTCTCTGTGGTCCCGCCAACTTCGTCATGCTTGGAGTCGGAGTCGGATGCAGAACGGAAAACAATCACCGGCGCGTCGTCTTGATCGAAGGATGCGTTAACGTCCGCCTCCTGCTTGTTCTTCCAGTTCTCCGGGTCCATATTCGTCAGGAAGAACTTGATTGCCTCGACGTTCGGCTCGACATAGACAATCTCCCGCACAGACCGAACGGGGACGATTTTCTCGGTCGTGTATTCCTTGACCTTCTTGCCAGTCTTTGGGTCGAATTCTCGGACGACCTGCGGCTTCCCCTCGTTTTTCGTCTTGGTGAACTCGAAGCCCGTGGCAATCTTGACGAGGGCGTTCGACACCTCGACGACCTTCCTCTGCTGGAATACCAGTCGTGCGTGCGATATGGCGCTGGAAAAATTGGAATTATCCATCCACGCCTGGTAAGTCTTGAAGGTTATTCCCATCGCCTCGCAGAACTGCCTGACGGGTGCCCCGCACCGCTGGGGATAGAGCCCGTTTTCCTCGACCCATTCGACGCATTCCTGTATTTTCGCCTTCGAGAATTTCATACACTATAATCCCTTTCGGAGAATGATGACTTTTTCGTTATCCTCATCATCATCCGTCCTGTTATGTAAAGCAGACTTGGTTCCACCTCCCAGTGGCCGGACATCCTCGACCGTGAATCCAACCTCCTCCGCGATCCTTTTTCCATCCTCGATGAGGGGATAGGATTGGCCTCCCACCTGGAGGACAAAGACACCCCCTGGCCGGATGGCGTCGTACGTTTTTGAGATAAGCGGACGGTAGAAGCCGTCCACCCACTTCTCGTACTGATTGTACCGGACATGGGACTGATTCTCCCCGTGGTATTGCTCTACGTCGAAATAGGGCGGCGATGTAATGGCCATGTCGAAAACGCGCCCGTCCAGGTCCGTGTCCTCGAAGCACTCCTGCACGATTTCCACACGGCTGTCCTGGCAGTACGGAAGGAAGGCATCCCTCTCCTTCTCCAATCCCCGGTGCGCCTCCGGACTCGGGTCCACTCCGTAATACAATGATACATCGGCCATTAAGGCGCCGCATAGTCGCCCCCCCCCACCCGTGACAGGGGTCCAGGACCGTGCATCCCTTCCGGCCCCCAAACTCCTCTATCAGCTCGCGGGCCTTCACGGCGGGGAAATCCATCGGCATTCTGGCACCTCCGAAAGGATACGAGCCTTTAAGCAGAAGAAGAAGAAGATTGTCCCCGCTGACTGTCCGCAGGCCTGCGATACCATAGTCCGCTCCGTCGGCAATTTTCTTGAACTGATCGTAGCAGGAAATTTTACAGCCTGACGTAAAGAATCTCTCCGGGCAGAAATACAGGGACAGGTACTGCGGGTATCTCTCCCCGTAGTACTTTGCCCGCAGGAACTTTGCCTGGGCCGCACCCTTCGTAAAGAAGGACGCAATCCACCCGCGCTTCATCGTGTATTCGATCTGCTCCGTCGCCTCACGAACATTCTCGCGCATGGCTTCCTTCAGAAGCTCCTCGACAAACTCTATTTTTTCCTTTGGCTCCTTCGGTTTTTCTTCCTCTCCCAGGCCGTCGCCTTCTCCATCTCCTCCTCCGTGGCCGCCGGAGAATCCGCCCCCATCCTGTGGCCACGCCGGAATACCGAAGTCAACCAGGGGGAAGTCGTCCCAGCTGTTGGCTAACTCGTCGTAGTCCCACTGGCCGAATGAACCGTTGTCCTTGAGGGCTCTGCGCTTGACTGTATCGAAGTCGGTGTCCGTCTCGGGATAGTACACAACGCACGGAAGAACGGCGAGCTTTTCCTGCTTCCCACCGGCAAGGCGAAGGTTTCCTGCAAAGACGACATACTTTTTTCCGTCCGGCACGACCAGCAGCGGGCGGTCCTCCAGGAAGTCCTCGTCCTCGCGGATCGACGCAGCCGTGTTATCGATGTCCGTCTGTGTCCATTGGCGCGGGTTCTTCGGGAGCCAGGAAATCTGGCCGTCGTTCTGCGACAGGATCGATGCCTTCAGGGCCTTTCGTTCTTTCTTCATTGTGCTATGGTTTTGAGATAATACATGATTCTCCGTGCGCTGTCGTACCGGACCGGGAGGCGCTTGCTGGCGTGGTAAACGGTCTCCCAGTGGACGCGAGCCCCGCGGGCGATGGCCGCGAGAGGGAGGCCGGAGCGATGGATGGCGTCGGCGATGCCGTCCAGTCCCTGGGCGAGGTCGGCGGCGAACTCCACCTCCGGGATGCGTCTCTCCGCCTTTTCCATCACACCAGGTCCTCCAGCCGTTTGCCCTGGCGGAGCAGGGACCGTTCGTAGTTCCTCCGGAAGCGTCGCCGGGCCTCCCCAGTCCCGTAGGTCATGATGCGGAGGCCGGGCTGGATGAGGTCGAGTTGCGCCTTGATCTCCTTCGCCCGGTCCGGTGCGGTTTCCAGGCTACCGAGCTCCTGCTTGAGCGCCTGCACCTTGTCCTCGATGTACTTGCGGAATTGTGTGTTGTCCATCCATTATGCGTGTTTGGTCTGCGGCAAAGGTAACAAAAAAGCGGGAAAACGTGTATCTTATACACACTTTCCCGCTGAAAAATCGTGATTTTGGCCGATTTTAGGGCTATTTCAGGCGTTCGCGCTCGTTCGCCGCGCCCTCCCTTGCCCGATCGATCGCGGCTTGAGCTGCGGCGAGTTCTGACCCCTTTATGACCACGCGGCCAATGGCCGGCAGTCCCATGTACTCCGTCACCACGGCGCGAAACGCCTCGAAGGAACGGATCACCACGTATCGGTTGCCGGCCCGCTCGGTGGCCTCCTGCCATGCCTTCTGCGACGGGCGCTGCTTGCTGGCCTTGTCTCGGGTCTTCATTTCGATGCATAGGGATCCGTAGCCGCCCCGGGCCTCCAGGAGGATGAGGTCGGCAACTCCGGCGGTCACGCCTTCCCCCTTCATGATGGCGCCTTCGATCCTGGACCGGCCGCCGCCGTTCGGGACGGCGAATAGCATCAGCGCGTGCTCCGGGTACTGGGCCCGGAACCAGGCAACGCAGGTCTTTTGCAGGGTGCTTTCCTGGTGCCGGGGACGGGCCCGGAGCTGGTTATTCTCCTGCTGGGCGAGGAGCCGCTGGTAGGCGTCCAGCTGGAGGGTGATAGTTGGCTTTTTCATTTCGGTAGTGTTTTGCTCATGTATTTGAAACTTATCCCCATACAAATGTCGGGGATTGTTTCGTAATATCGGCGCTGCTTATAGCGGTTCCAGCCCCAGAATACGTGGACTTTGTCCTCTGCGCTTTCTGCGATGCCGATGTAATGGAGTTTGTCGCCGGCAAGGTACACAACCTCACCGGGCCGGAGTTGTCTTGGCTTCATCGTTGTAGTGTTTTTCAATGGCGGCCACAAGGGCCTCCGTCAGTTCGCTCGACTTGAGCTCCAGGGGAAACTCGTATTCAAGTCCGAGCCCGTGGGCGATGTCCCACAGGCGGCCCAGGGGGATCGGAGCCGGGACGATCTGGTGCGCCGCCGGCTGCATGTGCAGCTTCACAAATGGGCAGCCGGCCGCGAGGAGCCGGCGCCCTTGCTCGATGGTGGTCTGGTTCGTTGCTGGGTTCATCATGCGTACCATTTGGGGATTTCAAGATATTTCTCCACAATGTCGGTGAAGCCGAGGTGAACAAGGAGGCCGCAAAGGGCGTCGTCCGCTTCCACGTGCCCGCCCTCTACACCAAGGTCTTTCGCCGCCTTGATGCGTTCAAGCGCCTGGTCTGGCGTGAGCGGTGTGATTCCGTACATTTCAATTTTGTTCATTGAAAAATCGTTGTTAAAAGGGCTCCCGGCAGTTGGTTACACTGCGACACGTCGCACGATCGAATATTATTCCTCCAGCTTGTGCACGAGCTGAATGGCCCAGGAGCCCCGGTGTTCATTAGTCGATATATTCTTGGACTACGCGGTACCTATATCCGCCTGTAATCTTTGAAAATGTGTAGTAGCCACCGCAAACGACGGCCATGTGTTCGTTAAACGATTTGGAATTGTCGCGGTAGTCCTTCCAATACTCTTTTTCTTCGCGTACAGCACTCCTCAAATTCTTCTGGCAGTAGGTGAGGACGGCTGTCGGCAATTCGTCCGTGATAATTTCCCACTCCCAAACATGGTCCGCGTAGGGCCGCGGCTGCATTCCGTTTTTAATTTGCGTGATTTTCATGGTATTACGTTTTGTTTTAATTATCCTCCAGCCAACGGTAAATCTTCCGGCACATGGCCGTTATGGCTGCGGGGATGCCCTTTGTCTTGTTCGGGTCCAGGAGGTCGGCCCGGATCTCGCTGTGCCAGCGGTTCGCCAGCTGGAAGGCGTCGCGGTTGATCGCGTCCAGGTAGGCGTTGTGCTCCGGGTGGTGGACCATCATCTTCCTTCCGTCGGCTGCATGGCCTACGACCTTCCTCCAGCGGTACACGTTCCCCCAGGCGCACTGGGCGGCCTGGGCCAATACGTGGCAAAGGAGGGCGGACACGATTACGCCCCTTCTCTCGAAGGGCACGTCCTGGAGAAGCAGCATAAGCTCCGACCGGAGTATCATCATGTTCGTCTCTATGGCCTCCTCGAAGTCATCCATGAGGTCCGTCACCTGGTCGTGGTTATCCACTCCTATCGCGGCGAAGAAAGGCCGGTTGAACAGGGTGTAGTTCAACTCCCAGTTCTTCCGCAGGCGCTTCTCCTCCTGGTGTAACTCCAGCGGGGCTATGTCCTTCGTGTAAATCGTGTAGATTGCATCCCCGAGGAGGAAGGGGAGCAGCGGTTCCACGCTGTCCCCGGATATCCTCGTCCTGCCGATGTTCGACAGGTAGGTGTTTATGAGGTCCTTCTTCGTCATTTCTTGCCCTCCTTCGGTAATAGGAATTCTTTTAGCACTGGCATGAGCTGCCGGAATAACGGACGCTTTTCCTCCGGGACATCATCCTCCGTTACGGAGAACACAAGGATATATGACATTGGCACGTCCAGCGCCTGGCGCAGCCGCTTGAGTGTAGCCATCGACGGAATGGAGTAATCCGCTTCAATGTTACGCAATGCGTTCGCCGAAATGCCTGCCGCCGCTGCGAGGTTTTTCTGCTTCATCCGCTTCGCCTTGCGGATTGCCTTGATTGATTCCCCCAGGTTCATTTCTCGTCCTCCTTTTCAAGCCGGCCCAACAGCACCCAGAAGGCAATCATTGTAACCAGGCAATCGATGTAATTGATTTTCAGCAGAAACGCGAGCAGGATTACAAGGAGGATTAACCCGCCTGCATACAAATCCTTCTTCATTCCGCGTCCTCCTTCACAAGGATTACCCGCACCAGCTGGCCGTTTTCGAACTGGCCCAGGACGGATTGCCATTCATCCGAATCAACAGTGAGCAACTTCGGGTCGGTGTTCGTGAACACCTTGCCGACGGCCGTGGCCGGGACGCCGTTCTCCATGTAGTCCTTCTTGAGCTTCCTGGCTGTGGATCTCGAGATATTGATCCGGAGCTCGATGCCGGCGCCGTCTGGACACGTCGGGACCTTCCGGACGAGCTGGTCGTACATGCACTCCTCGATGGCCTCGCGGAGTGTCAGGAGCTCCTTCGGGCCCTGCTGCTCGTTTTGAAGCGCTTCGACGCTTCGGATCGCAGCTTTCGCGCAGTCCTCCCGGCCGATGTAATAGGGGTTCTCCGTGTCCTTGTAGGAGTCGACCGCCTTCTGGCGCTCCTTTTCAAGTTCCGCCCGCAGGCGGTCTGCGTTAATAAATTTTCTCATAATGCGTGTTTTTTCTTGGGTTTGAGCTGTTGAATGTTTTCCGGGGACAGGGCCAAAACGCGACCGATTGCCGGAATATTAACCAGGTATATATCACCGTTGTTAAACATGTCCTTTACAACGTTCTCAACATATCCGTAGTGGCTTTCCGTGATTCCTTCGCGGCCGGAAGGAATCGTGACGCGAACGCGGCGGTATGGTGGGGGGGTGACTTTTGCTTTCATTTTCAATGGATTAGATTTAGTTTTTCGAGTATGGCGTCCTCCTCCTTCTTGAAGCGGTCGGCCCGCCGTGCCCCTTTGTAGAGAGCAAGCCGCACCAGGCGGCACTGCTCTTTGATCCGGCGGTCAGGGGAGAGCCGTCCGATGGCTGTGAGCCTCTTTTGGACGGTCTCTGCCTCCAGGGCTGTGAGTATAACTCCTGGCTTCATGGCTGTGTCAGTTTTCGATGCGGTAGTCAATCTTCCAGTCACCGGCCAGGTCGTTCTCTATGATGAAGGCGGCCATCTTCCGGGCGCTGGGCTCGTCCTTGTACCGGAGGATAAGGGCCTGCCCCTTGCGTGACATGTTGGTAAGCTCCGAAAGGCGGGCATCCGGGACGCGGCTCCGGGCGGCGTTCCAGACGGCCCGGTACCAGCGAAGCGCCTCCGAGTCCCACCTGGGCCCGGACTTCGCCGGCTTCCAGTCCTTCGCAGCCCGCTCCGGGTCGGTGACGGGTGTCCCGTCCTGGTAAGTCCAGTCCCGGTCCTCGTAGTATTTCACGAAGCGGGCGGCCTCCCCTGCGGGGTCCTTCAGGTTCTCAAAAAAGAAGATTTCAAAAAAGTCCGCCGCCGTAAGCGGCGTATTATTAAGTAAGTTTGTTTGTTTGTTAGTTAGTAAGTTAGTTAGAGGCATTCCGTCCGCATTGCGTTCGCTATCCATTTGCATTGCATTTGCATTCCGCGTGCATTGCATTTGCATTGCATCCGCATTTCGTTCGCTATCCGTCCGCTTTCCCCATCTGGCTGCGCTTGCTCTGCGATTGGATTCGCTCCGGGCCCCGAACTTGGTCCGCATTTCGTTTATCCGGGCGGATGCGGAGTGGCTAAACAAGTAACCGCCTTGAACCTCGAACAGGCCGTAGCCGGTCACCACCTTCTCCACCTCCGCCGCCTTGCACCAGCGCAGCGAGAAGGCGATGCTCTTGTAGTTCGCCGGGATCGCCCCGCCGTTCTCCCAGAGCATTTCGACCAGGCACCAGAAGATTCCGAGCCCCTGGCCGCCCATGTCCATCTGCAGGTCCATCAGCTTCGGGTCGTTCCGCGCCCCGAAGTCGTGTGTGATGTAGGGTAAGTCTTTCATGATTGCCTTTCTTTCTGTGTTAAAACAGCCTCTCGCGGTCTTTCTCCAGGTCAACGGTCAGTCCAGCCGCCGCGGTATAGATACGCGCAAATAGGGCCGTTTCCGCCGCCCTGCGGGCGAAGTCCTTGGGGTCCGCGTTGCTCCGTGACAGGTGGATGAGCGTCACCGTCTCCAGCTCCGCCGTCTGGTCCGCCCGGATGAGGTCGCAGGCCATCTGTATTGACATGTGCGTCCGCCGGGTCCGTTCGGCCCTTTCCGGCGTCACCTCCCCGGAGGCTACGTTCGCGTCCAGCAGCCGGTCGCACCAGTTCGCCTCCACCATGATGTGCTGGAGGCAAAGGTTGCGGAAGTTGTACGGGCAGCAGGCCGTGTCCGTGAGGAAAAGCAGACGCCAGTTCCGCCCGGCCTCCACGATGAACCCCAGGGGCTCCGCCGCGTCGTGCCTGGTGTCGAAGGCACGAACGGTCCAGTCTCGGCCGATCCTCACGGACTGCATCGACGCGATGGCCCTCCGGCTGGCGTAGGCGCCAAGCTTTGGGCCGGCCTCAAAGGTCCCCCGGCTGGCGTAGATAGGGAGCCCCAGGTTCGCGTACCTGTCCATGTACCCAGCGTGGTCCGCGTGTTCGTGCGTGACGAAGGCCGCCGCAATCTTCGAGACGGGGATGTCCGTCCGGCGCATCATCACCTCGGGCCGGACCCCGCACTCCAGGAGGAGCGCGGAATCCCTGCCTTCGAGGAGATAGCCGTTACCGGAACTCCCGCTTCCGAGGACGGTCAGTCTCATAGCCGGAACAGGCTTTCTTCGTTGTTATACGCTGCCTGTGCCGCCTGGACGGGTACGGGCTCCGGCTCCGCCGGGGCGTCCGTCACGATGGGCTCCTCCTCCTCCGCCGGCTCCGGGTCCGGTGTGAACTCCGCTTCCCGGTCCGGCTGCTGCTCCGGGGCGGGCGCGTCCTGGAACTCCGCCAGGGCCTTGTTCGCCTCTGTGGTAGAAGGCGCCTGGCGCTGCTCCTGCTCGTCCGGCAGCTCCTCCGGGGTGTAAAGTCCGGACATATCCACCGGGAATGCCTTACGGAAGGCGTGGGCCTCCGCCACTTTCTGGATCATCGTCGCCGGCTTACCGGCCCAGGTGCTTTTATTGGTATTGTACTCCTGCATCCGGACCCTCGACACGATGGGGAACTTCCGGTCGGAGCGGTAAACCTTCGCCCAGCCTCCAACGAGCTGATCCGACGGAAGGAAGAACTCTCCCTCTTGCTCCTCGACCTTGTTGTTCCGTATCACGATAACTCCGGACTGATAGCCTTCGTAAGTGTCGCGGGTCTCCGCCCGCTTCATGAAGGCGTCTCGGGCCGTAACCATCTGGGCTGGAGTCTTGCTGTCGTACTTCACGAGCCAAGCATCCCCGACGAAGGGGTTCAGCTTGTTCGCCTTGCAAAGGCTGATGAACATGATGCATTCGGCATCCGAGACATCTTTGCATCCACGGGTGATGAAGTTCCGGACAATCTGAAAGGAGAGGTTCACGGTCTCGCCGTTTACCTCGTAGGAAACACGTCCCTTGTCATTCGCCCCGAGAAGGGCCTGGCTGACATTCGCCATCTGGTTGTTGTCTTTGCTCATAATGCGTGTGTGTATTTGATTGAGTGTTTTTCAATGATCGCCGCGATGTCTCCGGAACGGTAGAACAGGCGGCCTCCTATCTTGACCGGGACAAGGTAGCCGGATTTCTCCCAGCGCCACATCGTCGAACGGTCCGGGCTCCCCAGCATCTGCCGGGCCTCCTTCTTCGGAACCAGGGTGCAGGAATCGCCGAAGTTCCGGCGGCGCTGCTCCTCCTGCATGGTCGCGTCAGACCATACCCTCCGGGCCAGGGCTTCGTTTGCCTCCAGGAGGTCCCGGAGCCGTACCGTTACGCTGATCTCCGGGGTGGTCCGAGCCATTGTAATGAGGTCGAGTGCTGCCATGGCTATTCCTCCACTACCCGGATCCCCGGGATGTCCGCCACGACCAACCTGATGACCTGGGAGGTCGTCCCGAACTCCGTTGCGGTGATCCCTTCCGCGTTGTCGATGAAGATGGGCGCCTGGGCCCCGTAGCGCTCCGAGAATACACGGATTACGTCCAGCCCGCACAGGGTCTTCATGGCGTCGTTCATGCTCCGGTAGGGGACCCCTTCCTTCGTGCAGACCTCGCAGGTCTCCACCAGGCCGCCTTCCAGCGTCTGGTCGAACATCTTCCACCGGGCCACGCGGAACAGCCCGTTGATGGCTTCCTCCACGCTGTCCACGTCCGCCTTCACGTAGGCCTGCAGGCGGGCCTCCATGCGCTCGTCTGCGGCCAAAGCGTCGGCGAAGTTCTTCGCCTCGCGCTCCTTCCGGGAAATGAGCTCCAGCTGGCGGTCGCGCTCCCTGTTCACGGAGAGCCGGCCCTTCAACGGCTCAATGGCCTCCCGGCAGCGCTCCCGAATGTCGTCCGCCTGCTTCTGCAACTCCGCCCGGCGCTGCATCTGCTCCTCCATCCCGTCAGGCCGCGCCGTGATCCTCTGGGCCTTCAACCGGAGTTCCTGTTCCTCCCGCTGCATGGCGCGGACCGCTTCCGAATCACGCAGTTCCTTCTCCAGGACCATGAGGTCGATGGCCGGGGTCGCCTCAAGGCGCTTCAACTCCGCGCCCCACTTCGCGGCCTCCGTTTCGGCCAAGTCGTATTTCTCCGCGGAATTGAAAATGATTTCCTTCGTCCCTGCGATCCTGGCGTCCATCCTATGTCCTTCCTCCTTGAGCGCTGCCGCCTTTTCGGTGATCTCCTTGACGGCTGCCCTCTGTTTCTCCAGGTAGGCGGCGTGCGCCTTCTCCCGTGCCTCCTCGACGGAAGCGGCCGGGAGTTCCTGGCCGCAGTAGGGGCACCGGGTGTCCGGCGTGTAGTCGAACGCCTTTGCCTTCTCGGCCTTGTACCGTTCTCCGAGCGCCTGGAGGTCAGACACGATCCGGCCGCGCTCCTGCTCCAGTGCATCCAGCTCTTTGCGGGCGCGTTCCGCCTGGGCCTTCTCGCCCTTCATGGTCGCCTCCTTCGCCGAGATATTCGCCTTTACCCGAAGGATGGCCTCTTGGCGGGCCGCATTTTTGTCCTGCGCCTCTTTCTTCGCATCGGCGATGTAGCTCCCCATCTTGAGCTGTACGGCCGTAATTTCGGCCCAAACGGCAGCGTTCTCGGCCTTCTTTGCGTCGGCGGCCTTCCCGGCATCCGCGATGGCCGCGTCTATCTCCTTGATCTGCTCGATAACGGACGCCAACTCCCGGTCCGCGCCCTCCGTGATTGCGTCAATCTCCGCCTGGACGGCAGCCTGGTCCACCTTCTCCGGAAGGGCCTCCTTCATCCCGGCGATCCTTGCCAAGGTGTCGTCAAGGTCCCGTTTGTTGGCCCGCTTCTCTGCGGCGACCTGTTTCCGCACGGCCTCGATGCTCCGGCCGGAGAGCTTGTCCGCCACGTCGGCGAACTCCTTACGGACGCGCTCCCTTCCTGGATCGTCCTTCACCAGCTCCATGAGGGCCTTCCTCCGGACCTGCCAGCCCGTGAAGCGGTCGTCCACGAAATAACGGGGATTCGTGATGAGCCGGAACACGTCCTCGCCCATGAGCTGCGCCACGAACTGGTCGTAGGCCTTCTTCGTCCCGGCATCATGCCCGTTGATGTAGTAACTTGTCGAGTTACCTTTCAGGACGGGCGTCACCTCCCCGGTGGGCTTTACCCAGTTCTCGTTCCAACAGCGGCGGAGGGTGACCTGGTTCCCGTCCACGAACAGGACGGCCTCCACCCAGTGGTCCAGGTGGGGGATAGGAGCCCCCGTTTCCGGGTCGATGGTCTTGACCTCGAAGGTGTTCTCCGTCTGGTCCTTGCTGTCCTTCCCGAACAGCAGCCATGTGAAAGCGTCAAAGACCGTCGTCTTGCCGCTCCCGTTCGCCCCCTCGATGCGGGCATTCCGCCCGTCGAAGGTGTACGTGCAGTCCCGCGCTCCCTTGAAGTTGCGGAGGCTGATTGATTTGATTCTGATATCCATTGCGTGTGGGTAGTTAAATTGTCGTTATGTCGATCTCCTCGTCCTTCCTGCGGCCCTTGCGTCCCGCCTTCCTGACCTCTACTCGGCGTGTCTGCGCCTGGCGGAGGAAATCGCTGTCGAAGTCCGTCACCGCCATCTGGACGCCGAGGATACACAGGAGGATGGCCGCTCCGACCCTGCGCCTGAACTCCGAAAGGTCAAGCCCGAAGTTCGTCTCCAGGAACCACGCCACCAGGGCGTTCGTGGAGTGCTTCGTGCCGGCCTTCTCGTAGATGTTCTGCGTGTGACGGACTATGGTGTTGTAGCTCGTCCCGCAGGCACCCGCGATCTCCTTTCCTATCATCCCCGCCACGTAGCCGGATGCGACCCGCGTCTCCGCCTGGGTGAGGATGGCGTCAGTCTTGAGTCTCATAGCCCCCAGGGATTCGTGACGCCGTAACTCTCAAACAGGGCCGCAATCTGCATGGCCTTGTTGATGTCCAGCGTCGCCACCTTTCCTGCCGCGTAGTTCCGGAACGACTGATCCGTCTTGACGCCGAGGATGTCCTTGACGGCCTCCCGGACTTCCGGGAGGTCTTTGACTTTGATTTCCCGGAGCCCCCGCTGGAAGGCTTTGTCCGGGTAGATGAGGTTTTCCTTTGCCATTGTTAATTCAGTTCGATGTTATACGATTTTGCGAGTTGCCGGATGGCGCCTCCACCGAAGTTGTCCTTCGTCCCATCGATGAACTGCCGGACAGTGATGCTGTCCGTCGGGTTAAGACCATGCTCACGGCACCAGTTCTCACGGCCCATGCGACATGATCCCGTTAGAGTGTTGTGCCACTGGAACAGGTCGCCGTAGGGAGTGTCCAGGTCCGGATGGACCTGGACGAACATGGCGATCCTCTCCTTCAGCGGGCGGTCCTGCATGTCCTTCGCAGTGGCATCCACCACCGCCTTGCGAATAGTCTCTCCATGGGCGAAACAGTTGCCGACACGGGCGATGTAGCAGGGGTCCAGCGTCAGGTCTGCCCTGACGATTGCGCCCCTGGCAACCTGCCCCTTGACGGAATAGATCACCGTCGGTGTGTAGTCAACCATATAGATGTGGTTTCCGTTGATTGACCGCCAGCCGTCGCCGTAGCCGTCGCCGGAGCCGGAGCCGTCGCCGTAGCCGTAGCCGTCGCCGGAGCCGTAGCCGGAGCCGTAGCCGGAGCCGGGATTCACGGCCAGGAATCGCTCGATATCTTTCTCTATACTCTCCATACCGGGACAGCGTTGATGGATTCGACGGCCTTGTCGGTCACAGGGATGATCTCGATGACACCAACGACCTCCATTTCGGGAACGGTCATGGTGAACTTGCACTCACCCTTCCTGGTGACGCCCTCCATCGCCAGTTGCGACAAGGAGGCGGCTCCCGCCCACCTCCACAGACGGCGGCAGTCCTTGATGGTTGCGACACGACCGGACAGGGTGTCCTCGGTCTTGGTTACCTCGCCGAAGAACACTCCGGCGGAATAGGTTCTGATGATAGATTTTGCCATAATGATTGGTGTTAAAGGGTTATTTGTTCATGTTTTCTTCGATTGCGTCAATGGTCTCGTATGCCCGCATCCTGCGGCCTTGAAGGGCTGCGGCACCGGCGGCGCCGAAAAGGGAAATGACCTTCTCCACGGCGCGTGTGTCCCCGTCCCAGTCGATGAAGCACTCGAAGTTGTTGTACTCGTATAGATAGACCTCGTATGGGTCGCATTCAGCGCGGATCTGGTCGTCGATATCCCGGCACTCCTTCATCCAGCGCTTCATGCCGTCAAGGATGCCGAAGCACCCCTGTCCGAAGCTCTTGATCTTTTCCCCTTCCTTGATGAATCCCTTCTTGACAAGGCCCTTGTAACCATTGTCGAACTGCCCCTGGTCGAAGGCGAAGAATACCCCATACTTGTCAATGGGGATGTTGTTCTGTTGCTGGCACAGCTCGCTGTACCGCTGGAGGGTTTCCGCTCCCGTGATGCGGAGGAATCCGTCGTTGTTCCAGTCCTGGCGGACTTGTACATTGGTTGCCATAATGCGTGTGGGTTATTTGGTTATTTGCTTCTCAAAATCTTGCAGTAGTCGAGTGGTGTCTTAACACATACCCCCCCCCGGAAAAACGGGCAGCGGAGGCAGAGGTTCTGGGTCTTAACGATGCTCATTTCAAGTCCTCCCCGAGATACTGTTCCTTTGCCCTGGTCCAGCCTGCCGTGAAGCAGGCCATCATGACTACGCTGATGAACTCGGCCAGCGTGTCGGAGTTCCCGGAGAGGACGACAATCTTTGAGAGGCGTTCAACCTTCTCCTCCCCGACCCTCTTCCCGGCAAGACGCAGCAGCTCGTCCGAGTGTGCTACGATGGTATCCTTGTAGGCGTTGTATTCGGCGTTTGCGATCTCGTCGAAGGCGTCCTTCACGAACTTATCCATTCCTCCGGTCCTCCATCCTTTTGAGGTACAGGCCGCTCACGAGCGCGACCACGATAGCTCCGCCGTCGAAGGTGACGACCTTCTTCCTGGGCGTGTCCTCCGGCCACTCCCCGGCCAGGAAGAACATGGCTCCCAGGCAGAGGATGGCGGCGATGGTTTTGAGTAACTTTTTCATAATGCGTGTGGATAGTAGTTTCTTAAAAAACCGGAAGGAGCGTCGCACCCGTCCCGGGTGGGGGTTGTGTGTTGTGTAAATAGCCCCCGCGGTCAGCGGGTGGTATTGTTGGGAGGGTTGCCCCTCCCCTGGGTGATAGTTAGCGTATATATTCGATTCTCTCCCAGCCCTGGGTCGTGTACTCCCATTCGGGTTCTTCCTTCTTCTGAAGGGCGCAGACGGAGAGGGTGACTTCCTTCTTGCAGAGGTAGGAGCGGGAGCCGTAGATGGTCTCCAGGACGGCGAAGGTGATGTGGACTTTCGTGTAGTTCGGATTGATGAAAGCAATCACATGGTCGTAGAAATTGAGGTCGATCTTCTTGGCTTTCGCGATCTTCTTTAGAATCTCCTGTGTCATAATGCGTGTTTGTTATAAAAATTTGCTATTTACTTTTCTACCAAACTTTTCTAAATTTGCAGTAACAAATTTCCCGTTTGCTTTTGCAAAGGTAAACTTTATTTTTGTAAAAACAAACTGTTCATCGAAATTTTCTGAAAAAGTTTGTACTATGGATTTGACACCCGCCGAAAGAGCGCAGGCCGTGGTCCGTTATCTGGCGAAGAAAAACGGCATTACACAGGCACAGGTAGGCCTTCGCCTTGGCTACACAAACAAGTCAGCCCTCTCCGGGGTCCTCACTGGAAGTAAACGGCTTCCGGAGAAGTTTGGCGAAAAGTTGGCCGCCCTGGATCCTGCGGTCAATCCGGATTTCCTTTCCGGTGATTCAAACGACATGCTCCTCCCCGGCTACGACCAGCCGGCCATACAGCCATCGGGGGCGCAGCAACAGGCCGCCCCGGTCGGGGTCGTTGTCCCCTACGACCAACTTCTCAAATTGCTTGCGAGCCTGTCCGAGGCCGTCAGTTCCCAGCAGGAGACCATCCGTTCCCAGCAGGAGATGATACGCGCCGCCTATGGTGCCGCTCAGGCGGAAAAGGGGAGCATCGGATAATTGATTTTACGGACTACCTAAAACGACATCGAAAATGAGACGATTGATTGGACTCATTATCGTAGCCGCACTTGTGGCTTCGTGTGCATCACGGACGAAAGAACTCCGTCCGTATATCGACGCCTATATCCTTGCAAACATTTCACACCCGGAGACCTATACGCCCGGTAATCTTGAATACCTGGGGGAGGCCAGGATGGTCCGCGACCCCCTTGCGGAGTTCCCGTCCGGTGACACCCTGGACGTCCGCGTCTTCGTACAGCATTTCGTCCACGCGGGCCGCGACGGAAAACCGCGGGACGGAGCCTATTGCTTCTATTTCGGCGACAATAACAGCCTCGTCCTCGCCCACAACGGGGATGAGCCAATAGAGGAGGGAATCGCATGGAAATGACCGTGACCGACCGCTGGTTCCAGGCCTTCGACGACCTGCGTCTGGCCGGGAAAACGAATAATTCAGCCATGTCTCGGGAGCTGGGCGTGGACCGCCGCAACTTCTGCAAACAGGCAAAGGACCACAGCCGCGCTATACTCCGGGTGGAATGGCTTTCCCACCTGGTTCTCAACTATGGCGTGTCTGCCGACTGGCTGCTGACCGGCCGGGGATGGCCGTTCGGAGAATAAAAAACCTCCGGCGCATCACTGCGGCGGAGGGAAAGTTTGTACTTACCTTGAAAAAACTGAAAATCACATGGTCTGATTCTCCGTAGCAAAGGTGAACAATTTTTCCGAGAAAACAAATTGTTCACCTTATTTTTTCGCCTCGAGCAAACCGACAACCCCGGCCTTGATCTCGTCGTCGATGTTCCGGTAGCGGGCGAAGGCCCTGGAGCCGTCCTCGTGTCCGGACATCGCGCTCACCAGGTTCTGGTCCTTCACCTGTTTGTATAGGTTTCCTACGAAAGTCCTCCGGGCGAGGTGCGAGCTGGCGACCTCGTTCAGCGGCCGCTTCACCTCCTGCTGCGTCACCGGGTCCAGGACGGACACGGGCCGCGTGAGCCCGGCCGCAAGGAACATCTTCTTGATGGCCTCGTTGTATTTCTGCGTCGTGATGAAGGGGAGGAGTTTATCACCCGGATAGTCTGCGTACCGGGCCACGATCTCCCGCGCCGTCTCCGTCAGCGGTACGCGGAGGGTCCGGGCGTTTTCCTTCAAGGTCTTCTTCTGCACATAAACGAGAACCCCATCAACGACGTCCTCCTTCGTGAGCGTCACCAAGTCCCCGACCCTGCAGCCGACCAGGCATTGGAAGACGAAGATGTCCCGCTGGACCACCAGGGACGGGTGCCGGTGCAGGTCCGTCCGGTAGAGTTTGTCCCGCTCCTCGATGGTGATGTAGTAGGGAGTGCCATACACCGCCGAGCCGATCTCGAAGGCCCGGAAGGGCTGGGCGTCCGTGATTCCCTTCTTGTTCAGCCAATGGTAGAAGGCCCGGAGAACCTTCATGTAGTCCACGACCGTGTTCCGGCTCCGCTTCTCCGGGCCCTTGTCCATGGCCTGGTATAGTGTCCTCCAGCGGCGCTGGCCGGCCAGGATATACTCGTCCTCCAGGAACTTTCGGAGTTCGTCCAGCGTTCGCGGGTCCATCCCTTCCACAGTCACCGGCTTTCCTCTCCAGGCCTGGAACCGTTCCACCGCACGGATCGTTACGGCGTAGCGTTTGTCCCTGTCCGGGCTGATCTCTTTTGTCCGGCGGAACTCATCGAATAGGGCGAAGAAGTCCAACCTCACGACCCGCTCCGGATGGAAGAAGCGCTCCACCTGCTCCTGCATCCACTCCCGGTCCACGATGTCCCTGTCTGCCTCCGCGAAGGAATCCAGGAGGTGCGCCACCAGCGCATCAAGCCGCGTCCGGAGTGCTTTCAGTTCCTGCTGTTCGGCTGTCTCCAGGCGTGGTATAACCACGGCCCCGTCCTTCCACCTGGAAGGTGTGACGAACAGGTGGCTGTGCAGCCGGTAGATGTGCTCCCGGCCGGAGACGAACCGGAGGTAGATTTCGGATTTCCCGCGGGTGTCAACCCGCTGGGAGAGGGAGGCGGTGATCTTTGCCATGACAGTACAACTTTCGTTGACAAAGGTAGTGAAATTTGTCAACCGATTGTCAACCTGTTTGCAACCTTGTGCAATCCGCCGCAATCTTCTGCCACATCCGGAGGCTACCCGGAGCTGCCTTTGTGTTGCATCCATGGCCGAAATCATCATTTGCGCGGCCTCACGAAAATGGTGCTGTTGCACGGTGGTCCGTCCCCCTCCGGGCTACATAACCGAAAAGGCAAAGCACTTGTTTTCAGTGCCTTGCCTTTTTCCTTTCTCCCAATTTGTCAACAGATTGTCAATCTGATTGGAAAATGGGAGTCCGACCTCCCAGCCGGACTACCCACACGCATTATAGAGTTGCAACAACTCCGCTGCAAAGGTAGTGATTTTTCGCGGAATTCCTACGCCCCTTCCCGGCAGCGGTCGCAGGCAAGATGGCAAAGGATATCCGCCACGCCCTGGGTGATGTCGCCAACCAGGTAGGCGAACTCCTCCGACAGCGGCTCCGTCCCGTCCGCCGAAGCGATGGCCTGGGCGACGTGGACGATCTCGTGGACGGTCGTGTTCACCCACTCGGCTCCGCTCGTCTGCGGGCCGACCCAGGAGAGGGAGACCCGGCGCTCCGTGTTGCTAAAAGTGAAGCCCCGGTTCAGCCCGCCTCCCATCAGCTCGACGGTCGCCTCCACGATGGGCCGCGTCGCGCCGAGATCCAGCAGGCATGCCAGCACTCCCTCCCGGTCGTTGCGGCCGGTGACGAAAAGGAAATCGACGGTCCAATCGCGGACCCGGAGCGCTCTGTGTATCATAAGGCGGCTATATCATGTCCTCCCAGACAATCGGAACACCCTTCGCGTTGCAGTCTGCCAGGAAGCGGGTGAAGGCCATGCCTTCGTAGCCGTCCGGGTCCAGCAGTTCGTCCTTGATGGCAAGGGCCAGCTGGTCCTCGTCCTTCACGGAACTGCCCCAGCGGTCTGCGAGGACATTGTTCGCGATGTACACCAGGTCGTGCGCCTTCGCCTTGCGGAAGTCGATTTCCCGGTCGGCCAGCAGCTTCTCGGCGTCCTCCTTCCCCATCTTGTCGGTCCGCTTTCGGAACTCCATCATCGAGACGGCCCAGCGGGCCATCGCCGGTGAGAAGTGATAGCCGTAGTAGCTCAAGTATGCGTCCAGGCCAGCGGGCCTGATCGCGTAGATGTCAAATCGGTCCATATCGTTCTATCCAAAGAGGGGAGGGCGCAAGTCCCTCCCCGGTTGTTGGGTTCCTACATGAAGCGGCCCATCGGGTCCCGGCGCTCGCCGTAGCCGCCGTCGCGGTTGTCGTAGCGCTGGTCGTACATCTGCGGCGGATAGCCCTTGTAGCCTCCGTCGTAGCGCTCGTTGTACCGGCCGTCGCCGTCCCGGTCGCCGCGGGTTCCGCGCTCGCCGTACTGCAGGCGCATCTGGTCGGAGAGCTCCCGGACGGTCCGGTGGCCCTCCTCGATGAGGTGGTTGCCATCTTCGATCATCTTCATCGCCTGGGAGAAGCGGTCCGCATCGTTGCGGTTGGTGATGATAAGTGCCATTTGTTATTCCTCCTTCGGTTTTTCGTTCTTCTGGACCGCCGCGGAGAGCATCCCGACCATTTTGTCGAACTTTCCGCTGATATCCGCAAGTTGTTTTTCAAGGCTGGCAATCTTTTCAGCCTGCTGCGCCTCCATCTGCAGCTTCGGGTTGAGCTGCATCTGGACGGCCGGCGCCTTTTTCACGACCATCTCGTGGTAGGGTATCTGCGCGAGGAACTGCCTCGAATTGTTGTTCGCGGCCTCGACCTCTCGGGAGACGACCGTCGGGTCCGGGCTGATGTACCAGCCCTTCTCCGGGTAGCTTGCTCCCTGGCTGTTGACCGGGTATTCAACGGAGGTGGACTCGTTCCCTATCTGGATGGTGAGGTCCACGACGAAGCCCTGCATTCCCAGGGCCGGGTTCGTTTGCGCTGCCTTCGAGACGTGTGGCTGCGATACGTTCAACACGCTTGCCATCGCCACGGAGAAATCCTTGCGGTTGAAGACGTATAGGGTCGCACCTTGCGCAATCTGGGATGCTCCCTGCGGTTGTCCTGTGAACATTGTTTTGAAAGTTTTTGTTAAGTTGATACTGTTTTGTATCTTTGTAATAGGGAATAGGTAGGAGTCATGACCTACTGACAAGAGGTTCGTCAACGCCTCTTTCCCTTTTCTTCATCGTTGACACAATGTAAAATGTTGACAATATGACAAACGAAGAATTTATTCAGAGTATTGCTCTGCCTGGGGAAGAATGGAAAGATGTTCCCGGATTTGAGGATGTTTGTATGGCATCTTCGGAGGGAAGGATTATTTCCAAAGGACGAAACGTGAAATCGGGATATGGAACAACAAAGTGGAAAAATCCCAAGTTGCAAGTTATGAAATCTGATAAGAACGGATACATGAAAGTTACCGTGTCTAAGAACGGTCTTGCTAAACCATATCTTGTTCATCGACTTGTCGCGCTGGCCTTTATTCCGAACCCGGATGGGAAACCGGAAATTGACCATATTGACACTAATCGTTCTCGGAATTCTGTAAGCAACCTCCGTTGGTGTACGAAGCAGGAAAACCGGTTGAATCCCATATCTTATAAACGCAATAACGATTCTCTAAAGGGGAAACCTCATCCCCAAAATTACAGAGCGGTTGTTGCGATAAAAGAGGGTATCGTTATTCACTCGTATAAGTCTGCTGGATTTGCAGCGGCGGATGGATATAACGCGGACAGTATTTATCAAGCGTGTATAGGCAAACGGAAGACTTATCGCGGGCTGATATGGATGTACCTATCCGACTACGAATCTCTTGTTCAGTATGTCAAAGAACTCTACTCAAAGTAATACTTCGCCTAAGCCGTAGGGGCAAGAGGTGAGGTCAGTTGCAGCGTCCCGGCGTAGAAATCGTAGAACACTACGATTATACCGGTTCCAGCCATATCAGCGGCCGTGACATTTGCTCCTCCGAAGAAGGTCAAGTTCTTGGTACCTCCGTTGAGAGTGAATCTCACCGGTAGGGTCCCGGTCGCGTCAGCGGGGATGGCGTCAGCGATGTTGATTGTCAAGTAGCCCATCGGATAGATGGGCCGAAAACCGAGAGAGAAATCTACGCTATCGGTCCC